GGCGCGCGCTGCGGCGAGCGGTCGGCGCGCCCACCACGCGTGCAACGTGTTAGGATGCCCGTGATTGATGGATTTCTCGCGAGCACAAGCGGCGTTGATCGCATCGAGCGGCAAAGCCACTTCTATAAGTTTCTTGCGGCTCATACTAGCTTCTCCTGGCACGCAAATCATTATCCTTATTATATCAAACAAGCTTAAAAATGCAACAGTGCGTTTAATTAATGCAATTTGGCAATGCGCATCTCAAAAGAACAAATCCCTCTGTGCAAATCCAAATTGCCAACAACGCGTTCAATCATAAAACGTTTAGAATACATCACTGAATAGACGATGCAATAATTTTCAAATTGAGCGCTTAAGTTTACTAAACGCTTTTCAATAGCATCTGCGCAGTTCCAAACACGAGAAGACATATCAGAGTAAATATTAAAATCAACTAGGTAAATTTGGTCGCGAAAATTGGTTTGCTGCTCGACAGCGACTGACACGATATTAAAAACAACAAAAGGCCTTTCGGCGTTATTGGGCGCAATTTCGTAATAAATGCGATTCCCAACACCGATTTGGTTCACGAGCTTATCGTATAAAACCTGTGCTAATCCTGCTTCTCGGCTCATGGCTGAATATTTCTGATTTTTTCATTGATCATTGCGCGCACATCTTTGTACAGAGCCAAGCTGCGCGCGTAAGATCTGACAACTGGTCTAATGAATGGGCGCGCTTTAATCTTGTCGTTGCCAAACTCAAGGACTATAGCGTAGTGAACGTCAAAGACAAGTGCATAATGGTTTTTTCGGTCAGTCGGCACGATTTTAGCGGAATCGCGCAATTTACCGTACCAAATATTAGGCGGATAACCTGGTTGAGAAGCGACATGTTTGCCGTAACGTCGTCCAGGTGGAGATGTGTTAAATGTTTCAATGATCTTAAGCCGTATCCTATCCATCAAAGCCATGGAAATCTTATCGACCTCATCAGGCATTTTGCTATATAAGGCGCGCAGCATTCGGGTATCTATCTTGATGCTAGTCCTGGCATCGCCTTTGCCTGTTGTCCAATAAAAGACTCCGCCTTTTTGGTCTAATTTGCCTCTATCAGGCATCGTTGCGCTCCATTGTTTTTGCGAATGGGTTTACTTCTAAATTAAAGCGCTTGAAAAAAGAGTTAGTTGTCGGCACTTCAATACTTGCCACATTGTAAAATTGCCCGTTATGTTCAACGATTTCAGCGTCTGGCGCGTTAGAAGCAACAATTAAGCTGCATGAAGTTCCGACATATTCAACAGTAGCTTGATAAGTCGGTTCGCTCACTTTGCGATTGCGGATCAGACGGCAGGGCAAATCTGCTGCCAACATCTCTCGGCGTTTGCCTAAAGGTGTTTCAGTTAGACGATAAAGATTGCAACGATCGCTTAGAAACTGCGATTTGCCCATGCCGATTAGCCGCATGTTAGACGACGATCCCCGTTTTTTGCGGTGCAATGAGAATTTGGTTAGTGCCCGAGCCGTACCCGACGATTAGCAGTTCCCAACCTGTTCCCACATCGCTTGCAGGATGAATGCTGCCTGGTGTGGCACCTGCGATGTAAACAGTGCCTTTAGTCGTGCTGCTAGCATCTACGTCGACGCGCCCCCCAGTCTGGACAGCAACTTGAGCCCCCGCCGTACAGCTGCAGACAGCGATACCGCGGATCTCACGGCGCGTCAAGTTATCAGCGTCGGCCAAATAGAACTTATTGTCAAGATGCGAGAACACAACCGCTTTACCTGCCGCGATTGCTTCCCCTGCGGTTCCGTACACGAACGTTGCGCCATCTTGCGGTGTTGTTGTTGTGATTGTGATTGCGGCCATTTCAATCTCCTCTCATAAAACGAACCGATAATCCGTTAGCGTTATTGCTCAGATTAGCAGCGGCGGTCTGGAATTTCCACAACAGCTGCTCCCAGCTCTCGCGTGCCTGCGCATGTTCGACTTTAAGCCAATCGGCCTGATAGTCGGGACGCGAAAGCTGGGCGATTACTGAAGCGGCACAAGCCGCCGCGGTTTTGTGCAAGTCATTGCTGTTGGCGGCAAGCAAGCTATCCAAGGTCTCGTCTTGGAAAATAGGCGCGTCTGCGTCGATGTCTCCTAACATCAAACGCAACCTGTCGCGCAAACTCGCAAGACTAGGATCCCAAGTGAACGTCATGAGGCTTTTTCTCCCTTTCGCGTTTTAGGGAGCGTCGCGATGTAAGCTTCCAGAGCTCTCACGATGCTCTCCAAACGCGCGATTTCATTAAGCTCAAGCTGATAGATATAAACTTTAGGTGTTTCGGGCTCTTGATACTCAACGCCCAATTGCCTAAAAAGATCCTGTAACCTCTTGATAGCTTGCTCGCGTTTGATAGCGATTTGTTCCAAAGTTGCCATAAGAAAGCCTCAATTAGGCAACCAAAGGCGCTTGGTAGTTGTTTGGCACAGCGTAAGACGCATTACCGATACGCCATACACACGCCGCGATTGGATTGACGACGCCAAAACCCGCGTAGCGCCTGAAGCTCATCTTGATGTAGTTGCTGCCTTCTGCCCCCTCGCGCATCGCGATGACGCCTTGCAATTCGGGCTGCGGGAACTGACGCCACCCTAGCACTGGCCCCGCCCCTGAAGCGTGCGCAATGATGTAATTGTCGGGCAAAGCGCGCCATACGCGCACGATCACGCTGTTGTTTGCGCCGCCTACCACGCCAATGAACTCACCAAAAGACCCGTAATTGGCTGCTTCAGGCATCGCTGTAGGCGTTTGCACGCTTTCTGCGATAAACGTGCGCGCTAACGGGACAAACGACGCTAGCCCTTCCACGCTCTGCTGCAAATTGGCAGGAATGTAAGCAATCACAGGACGCGTAGGCGCCACACCATTTGAAGGATGCTCAGCTAGTTCCTCGTAAATGGCAGGGAAGGGATTGTTGCTATTGTCAATCGGATTCGCTTGAGCATTGTAGTGCTGATCTGTCGCCAGGACGCCATCACGCATAAGCCACTGCAAACCAGACGCTGTTGTTGCCAGTGGACGAACAGTCACTGGATTCTCTTCAGGCGTCAGGTTGCTGGAGTAGTTGTATTCGGTGTTGGTGAAAAGCGCTGCAAGCATGTGCTTTTGAATCCACTCCGCATCAGCGCGCAAAGCCTGCATAGTGCGCTCCGCGATCTTGCGCGGCGTCAGCATCGCTCGCGTGATCATGTTCTCGCCCCACGCCAAGCCCGCACCACGCAACGGCAACCCTGCGTCATAATGCCCAAAACTAAAGGCAGGCAAAGGCTCACCCTTGTCGTCAAGCGGCTGATAGCCTAAAGTGTTTGGGATGATGTAACGAAACTGCCCTTGTGTCGTCGGCTGCGCAAACGTTGAAATAAACCCGCTCACAGCCTCATTGTAAGCACGAACAGCCTCCAGAACCTGATTCCATACTACCTCGAGATTGACAATCTGGCTGTCATCGTGATAAAGCTGTTCAAGGCCTAAGAAGCCAAATTCTGCAACCATGATTTACCACCCTCGTACATAAAGCAACTTCGAAGACCCGTTTGTGTTCCAAACTGAGATAACGTAGCCGACCACGTGCGAAACAGTGCCCGCGGTATCCGCTAAAGTGCCTGAAGTGTCGCTCAAATACACAGGCGCGCCGTATGCTAAAGGTTGCAACTTATCGCTATACGACAACACACCTTGCACAAGCACTGTTACAGGCATGTTGGCTGCTGCTTTAGTCAAGCAAACACCGCCACGCCCAATACTCGCCGCGTTCGTTGCGTTGCCTTTTACCCATTTTCCATTTGCATCGTAGCGCACATAGTCGCCAACTTCTAATGCCTCACCTGCAGGCGCCGTCAGTTTCACGATGTTTTCTACTAAAGCGACCCGCAGCCGATCATCAGCTGTCAAGGTTAAATTTGCCATGATCGCCTCCTCAGAACATAGATCTCACAAAGTTCATCACCGCTAAGCGGTTGTGAGGCGCCTTCTGCCCACTCACAGGTGTTTGTGTCAAAGCAGGTGTCGCTTGCACTAACCAATCGCTGTTGGCTTCAAGCCATTCGAATGTCTCAAGCGGATCGGCAAAGCGGGGGACGCGCTCGCGAACGCTCTCAGGTAAGCGGCGCATGCGTTTGTTGAGCATGCTCTCAATACGCTCTTTAAACTGAGCGTATTGCGCAACTTGCTTCTCAACCTCCTGCAGACGAGCTGCGCGCTCTTCCGCTAAACGCTGCCACTCGCCCTGTTTAATCGCCTCTTCCTCCGCTCGCTTGCGCTCTTGCTCCGCCTTCTCAGCAACCACGCGCTCCGCCTCGCGGGCACGACGCCGATACTTCGCATTCTCCTCACGCAAATCACGAATGTACTTCGCAAGCTCCTCTGGCTTCGCCTCGCTCAACCAGCTCTCAAGCTTGCCCACCTCATCGCTCGCCGACTCAGGGCTCTGCCCCTCGCCGTTAACAGGTCCCTGACCGTTGTTCTCAAGCTCCATGTTAACCATCTCGCTAACACAATAGTAACTGACACAAATATAAGACTAACTTGTTTAGCTGTCAATAGATTTGCGTGACAGCGTGTTTAGTTTGAAGGCTTGGTATAGCTCCAGGTTGATCCGCGGACAATCATATGGTTATTGGCCCAGTAGATGAGATTTTGTTGTTCGAGTTTGCGGACGACGTTTCCGATAGTTGAGCGTGATACGCGGATGCCGTGTTCTGTGGCCAGAATGGCTTTAATTGTGCTATAGGAAGGGGTGTTGCCGCAATATCGAGAGCAGTAGGATACAATGCAATCGAAAAGCTGTTCAGATGTCAGTTTTGCTGGTCTCATTGAGTTTACTCCACGATATTTTTAGGTGAAGGTGTGCGCATATCTGCGAACTCGTGTGGTTTACGGCCGATTTCTAAGTCTTCTCGCGCTTCCTGATTGCGTTCTTGGAGGATGCGTTCGATATCAGCTGGTGTCCAGCTGAATACAGATCGCACGGCTTCCAAAAAAGCGCGGCGGCTCAAAGCGCCTGTTGAGTAAGCCTGAACGGCGCTGTTGACCACTTCGCTTTCTTTACGGATGCCAATGGGCGAGAATTCAATCACCCATCTTGAGGTGTCAGGAGGTTTATTGCGACTGTAAATGCTCTGTAAGGCCCAAGCGGTATCCATCACACGCGCCCAGGAGGCGTGGGCTTCTCTTTGAAAAGCATAGCATTTGACTAGCAGAGCGGTTTGACGTGCCTCTTGAGCGTCGCCAGACACACTATCGCTATCGAAAAATTCAGGCGCAGAAGTGGAGGTCACATTGGAGATGATCCGCGCAATTGCTTTTAAGGCGTCGCGTAGTTGAAGCACATCGCCTGGCTGAATGATCTTCATCTCGACTATTTTGTCTTTGTCAAGACCTGTAGGAGCGGCCACAATCCAATCGCCTGGCTCCAGAGCGCCTATCTCTGAAGGATTCCAACCTATTGCCAGACGATTAGGAAACCCTGATGCCTCAATTGCTGACAGCCAAGAGGCCAAAGTGCGATTGTACATGTCTTGCAATCCGAGTACAGGCTCGACTTCAGATTTGCCGTATAAGCCCAAACGACGATTGCGAAAGTGCGCAAAGGGAACGCCTATAGGCACGCCATCTATTGATGGCAATGGCACAGTGCTAGGCCCTTCAAAAGTGTAAGGCTCGATCTGGCCGCGGTGCTCTAAATACCGTTCAACGCGATCGGTGAAAAACAGGTCAATACGCTTGGCGCTTTCGCCCCTGCCGTTCATACGGACGAGGATTTTCTCGATCTTCACAGCTACATACGGCTGTTCACCGTTGTAGATCATAAAAGTGCCGTCTTCGCCATCAAAAGCGCGCTCAAAATTCAAAATCGGCAAATCGCGCTCTAAATCGTAAGACAAACGTACAAAACTATCGCCATCTAAAATGGCAAAAGTGTGCACAGCGTTTTGCAGGGTCATAAAGTTATTGTGCTCAAGAATGTACGTTGCCCACTCCGAAGCCATAGGGTTGTCGGCCGTGATCGTCAGAACCATAATGCGCGCGGCTTCGTTATGGACAATCAGGGGTATCCAATTCGCCGTGATTGTCTGCGAAGCGTTCAAGCGCAAACGCTTGCGCATATTCTCAGTCAACATGTCGCGATGATTGCCTTGATAATAATCGCGCACAAGCTTGACTTTTTTGGCTCTTAACATATGTTCGGACAAGTCAACCCCGATAATTTGTTCAATTGCTTGGATATTCATCAGCTCACCAGATTTTGCTTATGGACTAGGATTGGATACGAACTAACGAGCAGGTTGTAAGCGCCGCTCAGAGCGTCGACGATATCGTCGTGACGGCCTGAAGGGAAAGCGCGCATTTCTTCAATTAAATCGTGGTTCCAATTGCCGCGCACAATATAGCATAGCCCTTCGTTCACGCGCGCCGCAAAGGGTAAAGCGCGAATGTATTTGTCGCCCTCAACCTGAACACCTTGCACGCTAAAGCCGCGTAGACTGGGCTTGCGCAAGAGTTCTTTCACCGCTTGGCTGTGGAAAAAACTGCTCTCAATGCCAATGCGCACGCGAGGCCCATCCGTCAAAGCCGTTTGAACAATTAAATTGGTAACAGATGACCATTCAAGTTGCGCCCGAATCATATCTAGAATGACAGGTTGTTCATTCCACATTCCCATCAACACACCCACTGTATAGTCCGATTGCGCGTTTGAGCTCATCGCCAAATCCCAAAAACGCACAATCACTCTCAAGCGTTGTAGAGGGACGTTTTCAATCGGCACCAAGCGTTCAACTTTGAATAACGAGCCTGTTCTGAGAAAGGGCTTTTGCTGGTAAAGCGCTTCAAAGCTGTATTCGCCCATGCGTCGTCGTGTTTTTTGCAGCTCTGCCAATGGAAAACGCGCTTCCCACAAGGCTTCACCAGGCTTGCGACCGAGCACATCCGCCTCTTCCGCAATGGCAGGAAAAGTGATAAAATCCCACAAATCGCGCTCTTGTTCATGAATACGACCGTGCACATCATCCTGATGCCATCTGGTTCCAATAGCAACGTGAAGCGCATAAGGGCTGTTTTTGCGCGTGAGCAAGTCGTCTTGCAACCAACTCCAATCTTGCTCACGCATGATCAAACTTTCAGCCTCCAAGCGCCCTTTGACTAAATCGTCAGTGATGATTAGATCAGCACCCTTGCCCGTGAGCGCGCCGCCTTTGCCAACTGCATCTAAACCGCCTCCAAAATTGGCAATGTCCCAAGCGTCGCGCGCCTGGCTGTCCTCCGATAAATACACCTCAGGGAACAGCTCGTGAAAACGCTTGCTGCGAATCAGCATACGAATAAAACGCGAATGCTTTTCAGCCAGCGAAGCGCCATAGCAGGCGAGGATTATTCTTGCGCTTGGATTGCGACCTAGAAACCAAGCAGGGAATAAGCGGGCTACGGTGAGCGATTTGCCGTGGCGCGGGGGCAATTCAATCATCAAATTTGGCTTGATGCCTTCAAATTTTTTAGCTCTGTAAGAAGCTTCAAGGCGCATCAAGGCCGCGTCGATGTAATCTAAGTGGGGCGCTTGTTCATACGAGGGATGAATGAATTTTTTAAAAGCCGTGAAATCGTTGCGCGCGCGCTCTAGGACAAGCTCTCTTTGACGTGCGCGCTCTAACGCCGCACGGGCCAATTGACTAGGCGTAACTTCAGGCTGCTCAGAACGACGCTTCCTACTCATGCCCCGTTACTATCATTTTGCTGGTTAAGCATCTGGAACATTGCCTCAAAAGCTTCTACAGCCGACATCTTGCGCGCTTCAAAAGCGTGCACAAGACGCTGCAACAGATCCACAACTCCTGGCGTATTGTGGAAGATCTCATCCAACTGCCCTTTAGCACCCGATAGATCAATCGACTCACGATAAACGCCAAGCAAAACCTCTACGCAACGCCTTTGATCATTAGGCTTCTGCGATGAGAACAACTGCTCCATCAATACGCGCGTCATCGCCTCAAAACGCTGCAACCATAAATTTCGATAAAATGGCAACCACTCCGCCTGCTCGCTCTCCAAGCGCTCCAAAATCGCCCTGCGATCTTGCGCTAAACGCGCGCGCGTCACATGATACCCTCGTAACGCTAAACGCGGCATTAAATCATCAATCGACCAATACCCTTGAACAATTAAATCCTCTAGATAACGCAAGCGCTGTATTGTCTTGTCGCGATCCTCAGCGCCCCGCACCTCTTCCAACATGTCGCCTCCTCTTCGGCTTTAACCCATTCACCCAATTAAATACCGACTGATGAGACACACCTAATAACTCACCAATCACCCGATACGAATAACCCCTCTCCCTCAACTGAACCGCATACTCTCTCAAACTCTCATCATAACCTGTCTCTACACGCCCCGTGGTTTCACACTCACAGACTCTGCAAAACCAACGCTGACGCCCACTGCCACCACCAACATACCCCCGCCTCACCTGCTCCGTAAATTCTCCACAAAATCTACACCAACGCCTCATAAAGCATTATACTAACACTTCTGTATTAAAAAATCAACTGTAATTGGACAAATTGTTATCTCTCAAACGCCAATAGCAGGCATAAAAAAAACCTTGTGACGCCACCGCGTACAGGATAGCGCCACAAGGTCTAGAGGGAGTCTACGCAACAAGCTTAGGGAAGGGGGGTAGCTTAGTTGCTTGCTTATAAACTTATACTATTTTCTCAAACTTGTCAATAGCTCTTTCTCGTTTCTAATCCAATTTTAATAAAACGGTAACGTGCGTTAGTGTAATTTTTAGAAACGAGGGTTTGATTTCTTTTATAGTCTTTGAGGTGGATGCGTTGCAGAGATAAGCAGATAGATGCAGTTTTTTAGATAGCGCGATGCGTTAATTTAGAACGTTTATGTGCATAGTTTTGCGAGAGTGCGTGCTGACTAAATCTTTTCTGCGCAGCTATTAAGTTTTAGCAAAATTGTTTTGGATTATTCAATGTGTTATACTTGCTTAGATGCATGTTTAACGTTGAAAAGATGCTTCAAATCATGATCTTTGCGTACACATTGGCAAGCGTTTTGGCTGGCAAAAAAAAACGCAGACGCGGCGTTTAATAAAGGCAGGCAAGACGCTTTCAGCTGATGGCAGATGCATTTGCGCAGCAAGTGGGCGTTGTTTATATCAAATCGGCAAAAGCTATGCTGTTCAACCAAAGCGTGGCAAACGCGCTGTGGCACGCGTTTGCATCACAAGCATAAAGCGCGAGCGCGTAAACGCAATCTCAACTGAAGATGCGCGCGCCCAAGGCTTTCAGCTGAAGTATGGGCCATTTTGTTTTGCCTAGAACATTAAATAGTCAAAAATCAAAAAAAATATTAAAAACACGTAAAAGGCTTGCGGTGCGTGCGCTTTTTAGACACACACACCGCAAGAACTACAGAACGACAGCCAACAAGCAAGCTAAAAGGGGGAAAGCTACGCCTGTCTTCATAAGACTACACCACGTTTTTAAATCTGTCAAGACCTTTTCAATTCTAGTCTACCTTTAATGGAGTAAATAGCGAGCGCTAGCGTAACCACGCTCAAGAACGGCAAAACCATTCTCATATCCTTTGACAGACACACGCTCCATGTGAGGGATGCGTCCAATAATTGCCGCATTTAAATGTGGACTAGCGCGCACATTTAAATGCGGATAAGCAATGCAAACAGCCTCTTTGTGCGGATTAAGCAAATAAACACTTGGATCCACAAAATGATTGGCGACATTTGTTAAATTGCGCCCAGGCCAATAAAGCGGATTATTTTGCAATATGCTCGTAAAACTTAAATCGAAATGCAAATGCCCGTCCTTCAGCCATTCCATGCCCGTCTTGCCTACTAAACCAACAAGCTGGCCTCGCCGCACACGCTCACCCGCGCGCACATATATCTTCTCTAAATGCAAATAACGCGCATATACTCGCTCATGCTTTATCACAATCACATTGCCCCATGTGCCAATCCCTGGATTATTGGCATACACAACATCACCCTGATCTATCGCATATACCTTACTCCCACTTGTCATCCCACGCTGCAACACTAAATCAATACCTGTATGATACGCATACGCTTTTGTACCAGTTATCCTGTAAAACCATAAATACCCATTCACTACTCTCCATACCCCATCTCCTCTAACATTCAAATCAACCCAACCTCCAATTACCATACTCTCATAGTCATCACGAACAAACATGTCTCACCTCCAAAACTAAAACATAAACACCTCTGCATAATACTAACACAACTTTTTTTCTTTTGCAATATGCACAATTTGGTTTACATAACAAAAACTCGCCTGATTGAGAGAGTGATTTGCTTGAAATCCCCCTCCTACCGCCTTTCTTACATACCCCTTCTTCTAGCATTTCTGCGATATTGCTTTTACCTCGGCCTAAGATTTGACGTCAAGATAACTTTGTAATAGCAGCTAATATAAATGTAAGAAGCGCTCCGCGCTTGGGAACACGACAGAATGCCGAAAACACGCGAAAAGCCTGTTAGCGTAAGTAATACAACACAAGTAACGCTAACCGCCATAAGCAATCAATGCGCTATGTCGCTAAACAACAGATGAACCTAATCAACCAAAAACGTCACAACAACTATATCATGCTGTAAGCAAAACGATAAGATATTACTGAAAAGGATACAAAAGGATTAGTGAGCGCTGGGCCTGGTTCTCTCATTTTACTTTCTTTAGTTTAGGATTTTTGGTTATGTATGAGGTTTAGTAGTAGCTGGTGTGTGATGCGTGGTGCATTGGTGCTAGTTAGCGATATGGTAATAGGTATTAGTTTTAGAGTGATGATGTAGTTGAGTGGTATAGGATATAGGTGTATGGTATTTGAGTAGGTAATATAGGATTTTATGCGTGCTTTGGTCAATTTTGGGCGCGCAAATGCATGCGTGCTTTGGTCAATTTTGGGCGCGCAAATGCATGCGTGCTTTGGTCAATTT